TGGATTGCCCAGATACAAGTTTTATGCCAGATCCCTGTGCCTGATAAGAATAGCCACTGCGAAAATTCTGAGTCACCACCGTTTCCACGATTGTCTGAACTGACCTTGACGAACTTTCCATCTGACCTGTCGTGAAGCGTGGAGTAATACTTCCAGCCCTGACGTAAGTAGGTGAGATAAGAACTAGAAGGAACAGCCATCTCATCACTTATTTATATCTATGTAGTGCTTATACATTAAAAAGCTACAAACGCAGTAAAAGAGGAGGAATAGAACGCAAATAATTATGGGGATGTGCATTAGTCAATCTCCAAAGATATTGTTGACTGCATTGTGGCTGTCGTACCTGCGCCCATATTTTCAAGTGAGACAGTCATTGCTTGATCAGAAGCAAGACTCATAGTCACAGAACCGGGGTCTCCTCCAGATACAGCCACCACATCCGAGAAAATCGGAAGCGCAGTTATCACACCATTTGTGACTGTGCCTGAAAGTAAAGTTGGTTGAGCATCTCCTTCTAGGTAAGTTTCTTGCACACTCCAGCTATCGCCAGTAGTAGTAACGGCGAAACTGGTGTCATAGTCTACGGTTGGGATTCCACTTGTTATTGCTGCATCAGCTAAATCTAGACTCCCAATATTTCCACTAACAGTATTTGCAGTTGGTGTGACATTCGAGCCTTGCAAACTTACCGTTGTTCCGACTCGATTACTTGTTGTAGATGCGCCGAGTGTACTCACCGAAACAACTGACTGCATAGTGTGAGTGATGTCAGCCATAGCTGGAGTTCCTGCAAGAAGCAGTAGCGTCGTGAGTAGTCGCTTCATTTGATCCCCACCTGTGTATTCTTCTTGTCCACTATAACTTTATCTTTATTTCCGTTCTTTTTAGCACCAACGCTTATACCATACGATCCAAGAACCCCCGAAACCAAGCCAGCGGTAAAAGCACCGTCGATACGAACTTTACCCATGTACCCTAAAGTCATCATGGATAAAGACCAACAAAGGATCATAAATCTAATTGCATGTCCAAATAATTCGGCATAACCCTTATCTTCTTGTTCATCCATAATTGCTCTACGGCCGTGTAGACACTATTCTAATGGTAAGTGCAACTTTTTTATGCTTCTTTTAGTACGACCAATTCTTTTTGCTTTTCTTAAAAGCGAAAGCACTAAAAAATTAATCATTGATTTATTAAAAGCATTAGCTAAATCAACAGATAACACTCTTGACGATGGAGCAGTGGCCCTGATTGAGCGAAGTTTAATGAAAGCGAAGAAATGAATAATGAGTTAAAGAACAATATGGATCGTGTGAAATATCAGAACGATCTATATGAAAAATCAGGCCGATCAGATCCGTCTCACCCTTACTATTGCCTATTCACGAATTTGCATATAGAAGAGGAGCAGAGGAAAAAGGCTGCTACTGCTTTCCCCTTTATTGCTTGTTAACTGGTTTTTCTCTTAAGTTCATTCCAATCAATATCATCCTCCCATCCTTCAGGAAAGAAATTTCTGTTGAGCATTTCTTGTCTTAATGCTTCGTCTGGATCTTTTCTTAGTTTGTATTCATGGCTAATATCATCCATTTTTCTATAATCTTCTACATCAAACAATGTCAGTCCTTCAATAACATAAGAATTAAATAGACCATTCAATCTATCTGTTTCTTTAGTTGGAACTTTAGATTCTTTCATTAACTCATTCCTTCTAAATAGAAGATGTTCTCTCTCTGTGAAGTAATCAATGATGAATTGTTCTCTTTTTGAAAAAGTCATTGTTAGTCGTGGAAATTTGGGATAAATACTTCTCTTGGATATGGAGGTTCCCATAAAATTGGTTTCCCATTTTCGTGGTCATACTCTCCATTCCTAAGAATCCGAGCACACCTAGCCATTGTTAAGACAGAAGGTGTGTCCTCTGGTTTCTTTCTTGCTGTCTTTATATAAGTAGCTTTCACGAGATCCCATAAATCATGTTCATCAGTAGCCCCTGCAATGATCTTGGCTGCAGTTTTTGGACCTACGCCTGGACAGCCTGGGTATCCATCGCAAGCATCTCCAGTTAAAACCTGTGTATAGAAAGACAAATCAGCTTCCCATTCAGAGATTTCTTGCATAGAACCTTCTGAATCAATATGGATTCCAGGAATAGTTCTTAGATCTTTATCTCTTGAATAGATAACGTCATCTTCCTCATAAGAAATACCAACTACATCATCGGCTTCGACATTGGGTAACGTGAGGATGGGCCATGTTTTATTAAGCCACTTCCGTAGTGCTGAATACCCTGCAGGTTTTCTGTATTTGAGGCGATTTGATTTGTAAAAGGGATAGACCGAATAGCGGTAATTCGTCCTGTCACCCACGGCCAAGAATATTTCATGGTTGGGGGCAAATGATTGAACACGTTCGATTTCTGAGGTGATGGCATCTTTGGCTTCAGTGATACGACATTGATAAGTCCAGACATCTGGAGAGAACTCAACTTCATATTCCGCGCTAGAGGCGCAACGATAAAGATCAGGCTCTACGTCATAGATCAATTTCGGCTCGGTCATGGTTTTGTTTCGCAAGAATTAGTTTTGCTTTAAGGAGTTTTAGTTCAGCTATCCGATCATCAATAGCTTTGAGTTGTTCTTCTCGCCAAGAAGTAGAAGTCATTTTTCGTAGTAGTCCATGACTCTATGGAGAGCTTCTAAATAGCCATCCCACCACATCGCTTTAAGCTTGTTGCCTTTGCCAAACTCTTCACAGTAAGAATCATTAGCATCAATGATCATTGCTTTGATTGACTCTCGACTCACTTTTATTGGTGTCTTCTTTGATCGAGTCATATCCCAGAACGGAACGCACATTTTCGAGGTCAGCGACTCGCTTTGCATGGTCTCTTTCATTGTCCTTATAAAGAATGGTGCAAGAAGTTGGATAAAGTTCAGTAACCATTGCCTTCTTCCAGGTAGTCCCAGAGAAGAAGTAAACAGCTTGTGCTTTTCTGAGCTGCTTCCAGTTCAGAACGGGATGGCCTGGTCTTCCCATGTGTGATTTAGAGATTGGGTTTGTTCGTCGAAGTGAAATGAGCCTGCATACCCAGTCCGTCCCAACATTCTGTTTTTCAAGCATTGGGAATGAGTGGTATGTTCTCCTCTCTTTCTTGAGAGGGCCCAAATTGTGTCTGATAACTGCACAATTCCATGTGATCCGCGAATGTTATGTAGCTCTGGTGAACTACCGTTTTCAAAATTTTCTCCACTAGAGGAGCGATTGAGATGACTGATGGCAAACACTGTGCATTTGGTAGCAGCAATGAAACTTCTAATCTTCGTAATCAGGGAGTCCAACTGCCTTGTATCTTGAGCTAATCCACTACCAATGATCGTTAAATGATCAAGGTAAATATGTTGACAACCAAGGCTCATCACCATGTATTTCATCCTTTGGAGGATGACTTTTTCATCGAGAGATCCAAAGTGATCAAATAGCTCAAGACTTCCAGAACCAGTAACAAACTTGTCAGCTTGTGCGATGTTCTGAACTTGTTCATCAGTTAGTCCTGCATAATTTTGTCGAGCATGTAACTGGAGACCAGCAGCCATGCCAACGAAACGAAAGACGGCTTCTTCTGCTGTCTCTTCTAATCCAATCCAGCCAACTTTTATACCTCTCTCCATATCATGTAATGCCAACGCCCTTGCAAAGGTTGTCTTACCAATCCCTGACCCCGCAATTAATACGATGAGTTGATTGTCATAGAAAGGTGTCTTGTCATTCCAGAAACCAAATGCACAGTTAGTAGCTCTTCGATCTGGTGGTTTCTTTGCGATTCCTGCATAAGCAGAAGCAGGTTTAATTCCATCAGGTCTTAGCTCTTTCGCTGCATAAATTGCTTCCTTTAATGCGTGACTTCCTAGCTCTTGTAGCGTGTCATTAGCATCTTTTTTTGGAGAGACTACACGGCGAACTTGTCCTGGTTCGAATAGAGATACAAGTTCATCAGCAGCAGCATTACCAGGATCGTCGTTGTCAGTGCAGACATAAATAACTTTGAACTGACTGAAGAAATTGAATTTCTTTTTGACAAAGTTAGCTGCATTCTGTGCTCCATTTGGAACAGAAACTCCAACTATTTTTCCACTGGTGGCTGCATAGACTGAGGGTGCGTCGAACTCGCCTTCGCAAATAGCGATTGCATCATGGTGGGCAGGATTTGCGAGATGTGAACCAAACCCTGCGACGGCTTTCGCTTCTCCTCGCCAAGAGATTTTCTTTTCATCTGATCTTTGTTTTACTGCAATGTTTTTTCCTGAGTCATCTCGATATAAAAAGGCAACTCCTTGATCTGTTTTGATGATTCCGTATTGATCGAGTACACGTTTAGGTATGCCCCGATAATGATCTGACTCCCAAGGAGTTAAATCTTCAATTGGTCTCATTGGCCGAAAAGGTTCCTGTCTGGGAGCTTTTTCAGGGGCTTCTCCTTTCGTGAACTTTTGGCAGGCGAAACAGAACGTGTGGTCCGTGTAGACCGCCAAAGCGTCAGAGCTATCGCAGTCGGGGCAAGAATC